CGCTTACAAACCCCGAGGGGGAGTAGAAGGCTGTGCCTCATACTAAACAATATGGACAACCACACCATCTTTAACAATTGCGTATTTATTCATACATAAAACCCCGTTACGATAATTATTCCAGCCGCACCCGCAGAAGATGTGTTATATCCAGAACCGGGCGTACCAGCCGCACCGCCAGCACCAACAGCATAGGAATAAGTTGCCGCTGGTGAATTTATTAACTTACGAACATATCCGCCCGAAGAGCCTCCGCCGCCCGGAGTAGCCGAGCCAGATGTACCTGTGCTTGAGCCCCCACTACCGCTATTTGCTGCTGGTGACGGTGCAGGCTGACCATCACCTCCCGGGCCTACTCCACCGCCAAAAAACCCTACACCGCCATAATTTCCTACTGCTCCAGAAGATTGCATAACAGAACTGCTACCTATACCGCCAGTAATATTTACATCACCCCCGGAAGCTGTGCCGCCCGCTGGAGGAACGGCGCTTACAGTGCCACCCGGCCCACCGCCCCCTGTCAAAGAGCCAAATGTAGTGCTTCCACCAGCCGTTCCCGTTGCGCCACCTATGTTGTAATTTGAGTGTGTTCCACCACCACCTCCGCCAGCACCGATTAACTCAATAAGAATTGCTTTGCAGTTGGTAGGGGTTGTATAAGTTCCAGAACCACTTGTGTAAACAGTTATTGTGTGAGGCACAGTAGTTAACCCCGTACCGCCAAAAGAAACGGGTAAAGTAAAACCAGAAGTCAAAGACGTAGTCGTCACCGTACCCTGACCCGGTGCAATCACCTGCGTTATTGGGCTTGTGTAATAAACATAAATGTTGTTTGTGCCACTAGACGGAGCAGAGGTAAACGTGATGGTGCTACCACTAACTGTGAAGGCATCCGATGGATTCTGCGCTACGTTATTGACCACCGCCTGCACCTGCGCCACAGACGCAACTGGACGGGATAGCGTAAAGGCGGTCGTAGACCCGTTACCATTGAAGTAATCAATGGCAGGGATAAATCCTTGAGTTGTATTAGTGTTGCCTATAAAAGCCATTTTATGCCGCCAATAAGACAGAGACCACTACGTCAGCCGATGTTGCCGCGCTTGATACTACCTTCAGCGCATCAGACGCAATCAACACAATTCTGTTACCTTGAATCACCTCTAGCGAACCGCCCACAGGGACAGTAGCAGTCTTGACTAAGTAGTAATCCACCGCAGACCGAGTGAAGTACACATCACAGGTAATTGGGGAAGTTGTTGTATTAGCCACCACCAGACTGGCTACAGCCGCCGTAGTGGAAGCAGACACCGTAACTAGGGTGGAAGCGGATGTGCCAACATTCTTGGCTACATAGGAGGTATTGGTATAGGTTGCCATATCAGCCCATCATAAAAGAGAGGAAATAAGACCCATCGTTGGGCTTATCGGAATACGCAGAATAGCCTGCTGGATACGTGACAAAAACAGTAACTGTCCCAGAGAACGTAACCGCGCTACCAGAGTTACTGGAAGCAAGAATAGTCGTACGTGTGAGAGTTGGGCCAGAAGTTGCATATGTACCGATACCTACTTCCCAGTTGCCAGTAGCGTCAGTGGCTGCATAGTACGTCGTATTGGTATTGCCAACAACAGAAAACGATTGGAAACCCGCGACAGCGCCAGATAAGGTAAAACTTACCGTGGTGTTGGCTGTGCCAGTCTGTTGTACTCTATCTGCGACTACTAGTGCCATGTTTATCCTTTATGCTGTCTCAACCAGATTCCAGTTGGACGTTTCCGCGTCGTCAACAAGCGACCATCCAGCGGATTGGGCATTATTCACATTTTGCCAGTTTGCGGTCTGGCTGTCATCTACTAATGTCCATAAAAACTGACCAATAAACACATCCGCAGCCGTAACGCTTTCTGACACTGAGGCCAAAAATACCGCTGACGCAATAAAACTAGCTACAGCGGAAGCGGTTTCTTCAACAGAAGCTGACAAGTTAGCAGTGGCGGACACGGTGTCGGTACCCGTGCTTTGCTCAGAAACGTCGGCATTCATAAACAACGCTGCCAAAATTGCATCTGACCCTGTAGCAGTCTCGCTAACAGCCGCACTTATAGAGACTAACGATGCAACGGTATCGACAGCGGTTGTCGTCTCACTTACAGCCGAAAGAACCGAAGCCCCTGCGACAAAAGTGTCTGATGCTGTAGCTGTCTCCGATACGTTTGTAGGTAACGTACGTAAGGCGGAAACACTATCAGCCCCAGTAGCGGTTTCGGAAACCGAGGGGGACGTAGTACGTAAAGCAGAAATGCTGTCTGTGCCTGTGGCAGTTTCGCTAACTGCGGACCCAACAGAGAAGCTAGAAGAAACTAAATCACTACCGGTGGCTGTCTCTGAAACATTTGTAGGTAACGTACGCAAACTAGAAACCGTATCAGAACCCGTGGCGGCTTCTGAAACAGCGGAACCAAACGTGGCATTTGCCAAAACTACATCTGAACCCGTAGCAGTTTCCGAAATATTTGCGGGTAATGTTCGTAAAGCAGAAATGCTGTCTGAACCTGTGGCTGTTTCCGATACTACCGCGCCAATGGAGAAGCTGGAAGATACCGCATCGCTTGCTGTTGCTGTTTCTGAAACACTTGTAGGTAACGTACGCGAACTAGAAACCGTATCAGCACCCGTGGCAGTCTCGGAGATAGTAGAAGCAAACGTCGCTTTTGCCGAAATGACATCTGAACCCGTAGCAGTTTCCGAAATACTTGCGGGTAATGTTCGTAAGGCGGAAACAGTGTCTGTACCTGTGGCAGTTTCGCTAATTGCGGACCCAATAGAGAAGCTAGAAGAAACTAGATCACTACCGGTGGCTGTCTCTGAAACACTTGTAGGTAACGTGCGTAACGCTGAAACAGCGTCACTTGCGGTGGCTGTTTCTAAAACAGCAGAACCAAACGTCGCTTTTGCCGCAACACTATCTGAACCCGTAGCAGTTTCCGAAATACTTGCGGGTTTCGCTGGCAGGGACGAAACACTATCACTACCAGTAGCTGTTTCCGAAACACTTGCTGGTAAGGTACGTAACGCTGAAACACTGTCAGAACCTGTTGATGTTTCTGAAATACTTGCTGGTAAGGTACGTAACGCTGAAATAGCATCACTTGCGGTGGCTGTTTCCGAAACACTTGCAGGTAGTGTTCTAAGCGCTGAAATACTATCTGAGCCAGTAGCAGTTTCCGAAACACTTGTGGATAAAGTACGAAGTGCTGAAACGCTATCCGAACCAGTAGCAGTCTCAGATACTGACGAACCAACGGAAGATTTAGAAGAAACAGCGTCACTTGCGGTGGCTGTCTCTGAAACACTAGCGGGTAGCGTTCGTAATGATGAAACAGCGTCACTTGCGGTGGCTGTCTCTGAAATAGAAGTTAAGAAAATAGCTACTGCGGTAGCTACTTCAGATGCAACAGCGCTTTCATTTACGCTACATGCATACGTGGTCCCCGTTACGGGGAGCGTTGAAAACGGGGCTTGCGAAAAAGCACTAGTGCCAAACATGCGTTAGCCCCATTAGCTTTACGCAGCGATCAGTTGATCTTCTGTGAACCAGCGCTGTTGTATTACACCATTAACGTCTGTCCACTCAATAAAGTAAGACACGACGCCATCTTCATCCATACGCAAAGCCTGAACTGGCCCCTGCGGAACTGCGGCGTTGACTTTTACTTCATCGCCTTTTTTAAATGTAGTAGCCATTTTAATCTCCTATTAGGCAGCGTCTAGGCTGAAAGTGTAAGTAACTGTCAATGTGTCACCAGACACAACTGAACGATCGCCGGGAGACGAAAAGTCAGAAGCGGAAAACAGTGTGCCAGTGGTACCGCTCTTTGTGCTATTACTAGTCAAAAACGCGCCACCAACAGTCGTAGTTCCGTTGATGGTGTACGTTGCGGGAGAAGCAGAGTTAGTTGCTACTGAAGGGTCAGCAGTTGTAGGCGTACCAAAAGTACATGCTGGGCGTGTGGCTTGGCTATATGCCACTACTTCAGTCCAACCAGCGTGAGAAGACATGGTGTCAGCGGCGGCAGGTGTGTTTGAAGCTCCAGCGCCATACAAACCAATGTACCAAGCTGCCGTATAAGCAGAGCCTGTGAAATACTTGGCGTTCATGTCTTGCAAACCTACGTTGACCACAAGATTGTGCGACTCAGCCTGCCATTTCAAGTTGCCTTCTTTGTCGTGGCACTGAATAGCAAAAACGCCTCCGGCTTTCACCTTATCGTCTGTACCACTACCCTTTACCAAGACGCCTGATACCACATCAGTGGCTTTAGATTTGTCCATAAGCATTTGAAGCTCCTTTAAGAAATGCGAATAATCGCGGATGTGTTAGTGATTGCTGGGAATTGTACGGTAAATGTGTTAGTAGAGGTCTTATCTGCACCAAAATCTAATACACAAACCGCCCCGTTATCCCCTGCCTTGTATATCAACGCGCCTCGTGCGGTAATAGCACCTGTCCACGAAGCGTTTGAAAAAGAAATGTACGAGGTAGCCGCCCCCGTCTGGTTGCCTGTTGTGGGGACTTGGGATACGGTTAACAAACTACCACCCGCTACATAGTCACCACCAGACGCTTCGCCCGTAGTTGTGTATGCTGTTGTAGTTGCGTCTAAAGACGCCGTGTTGGTGTAGAGAGCAATATAAAAACTACCAGACGTAAAGTTAAACGAGCCATTCATCAAGCCCGTCTTAAACGTGTTACATGTCCAGTTTCCTGTGAAACTCATACACGATTCCCCTTTTGTATATTATCTATGGCGGGGATTACTTGCAGGTTATTTGGTACGTGTAAGCCGGAAACAGTTTTGCCTTGCAACGGGACGATGTGATCGACATGCCAAGAAAAACCAAACATTTTGGTGCGTAGTGCAGCTAACTCATAAGCCTGCTCAATCATCCAACGATCGTCGGTAGTAAGCCATTTTGGATAGCGCATAAGTCTTTTTGTTTGTTGTTGCCTTGTGTGCGCAAGTATTTTTACTGGGTTATTTTTACCCCATTTTCTTACGTGGTCTTTAATTTTTTGTGTATGGTTTTCGTATTGCGTAGCGTTGTGTTGTTGTACTTTGACGGGGTTTTTTTTACGCCACCCAACAAGATGCGCGGCTCTACAGGCAAGGCACTCACCAGTAAGGGCGCGGCGTTCAGCAATATGTCCATGCACGCAAGCAACACCGGTAGAGTACCGTTTGTACCCACCAGCTAATGCTTCTTTGCGTGTATTTGGTATCACGTTGTAACCTTAATTTTTGTTTGCCCGTCGCGGTATGCGTCGCCCCTTTCGAGTCCGTCTCCGAGACGCTTGGCAAGTGCGAGTGCTTCTTTGTACTTGAGTTCGTAGAACCCCATTACGTCGGCTTCACCTTTCATATACAAATATGCTTCAACCAGCGAACCATACAGAAGAACAGTATCAAAGTTATCGCCCAACCAAGTTGTACCCGCAGTAACAATTGATTCAGGATAATAGTAGTAGTGCAGTTCTACGTAATACAAGGCATCTGGGGTTGGCCCAAGAATAAGAGACAACTCGTTTGTGATAGTAGAGCCAGCAACTGTTGGGCCAAACAGCGCGTAGTATTTAGGAGCGCCTGTGTCGTTTGGCGTTGGGTATGCTTGACGGATGAAGTTCACATCTTTGTTAAGAAGGAACTCAAATGTGCCGGTGTTTAAATCACTGCCCGTTACGCCTGTGACTAAAGCCAAAGAGTAGACAGAAAGAAAGTCGTTTGGGAGGGATATGTATTTATTGTTTGCCGTGATTGCAGAATACTGATTCTTACGTATGGACGGGAACTGAACCGTGTTGTAAATGCGTTGCTCAGCCTGCTCAATCAATCGGTTGATTTGAGTGGTCGAAGTTTCAACGCTCCCGTCTGCAAGATATACATCTGGGAACTGATTCTCCGTGTAAGACTGAATCGCAGTTACTAACTCGGAATAGTTCATCCCATCTTCCCGCTAATTTTGCGCCCTTTGGTTGCAGCGCCGTATCCACGCATTACGCCAACACCGTATGGGTTAACTGGAGCATAGTTGCCTTTGCTAATACCGCCAACAGAGGGGTTCATCTCTGTCATACACTGAGCGCCAGTCTCTGTAGGTAATCCACCTTTAAGCGCTTTACCAGACATGTCGTGTGGCTGGGCATAAACGCTGGCATCACCAACTTCTTTACCCATCATTTTTTTACTAAATGTAGCCATTATTTACTCCTTGCCGAACCACGCTGGTTTACAACTTTAGCCATGCCACGCCCGTACTGTTTCATCATGTCGTTGGTCTTGCCGCCTTTAGCCAATTTGGTCATTGGCTTGCCCGGGTGCAGTTTTTTCTCGTGCTTGTGCACAGCACCAGCAATCATTTTCTTGTCTTGCTTTAAGTCTTTCTTGTCCATTTTCAACTCCTAAGTTGTTGCTACCGTAACTGTACCAAGTTGTACAACCAAATTCAAATTATTTGGTGTCAACGCCGCATCAAAACTACTTGACCCACCAACAGGATTCCAGCCCCATTGAAAAATTCTGCTACCACCGCCGCTATACCCATCCGCCAATAAACCAGAAATCTTATAACTTCTATCTGGGCGTGGATTCCTCAAAGCCTGTGGGTCGTCCACAGGGAACATACCCAACTGCAACTGCGGATGGTCTGGGTCCCAACACTCTGGACACACCAACAAGTTGTAATTCTTTAACTTGATAATCTCAGTCTTCAGAACCTTCAACTTAAACCGCTGACCACAGCGGTCACACTCCGATATTGCGTGCTTACCAGAAGCAAACCGATTACCCATGACTACCTCCCGATGTAGGTCTGTCTAGGAACCAAACGTAATGCTGCTTTCTCGTGATCCTCATATGCTGCCAGTTCCCATGCCTCGTCATACTGTTGCTTCAACATGCCAATACGCTCCATACCTTGCGGTACTTTGCCAGCGATGTAGTACGACAGACCAGCCGCCATACATGGGATAAATCTAAACGGTACGTCCATGATGTTCACACCACCACCAGCGTCTTGCGTGCGGCGTAGACGCCAATAAACAAATGTGTATGGCTGTACGTTATCAGGGGTAGGCCAAACAGTTACAGCCGGAACTTGTTGCCAGTACACAGTAGCCGCAGCGGTGTGCGCTACAGCAATCGTGTTTTGCTGACCACGGAAACAACTGAATAGAGTCCCGGATTTAGCGTTTGTATCTTGTGTGATGTATCCGTAATTGATAATCTCGTCATCAATCTTCACAAATCCTGCTGCGGGTAAACCCGTAACATCGTTCAACACGATTGTGTCTGATGTAGAGGTAATTGTTGTAGTCAGCGTAGCGGCTATAGGGCTAGTCTGCCCGTTGTAACGCTGAATCCAAACCTGAATAGGTCTGGCTTGGGTTAACTTGTTCGGTATCGTAGCGTAGGTGCTAACACTAATACGCGTGATTGTCAGGTCGGCTTGGTTAGACGTGCTGTTGGCGTCGGTACGGATTAAATGCTCTAACAAATCAATCGTATCGTCTGGCAGGGGGTATGTGTTCTGACCGGGAACGAGAGTGATAGACCCCGTCTCAATAGTCCACAGATTGATACCCCGATTTGCCCAATCAGCAAACATGATGTTAAGGCTACGACGTGCAGTACGCAGGTCATATCCAGTGCGTAGTTCACTACCAGCGCGTTCAAACGCCTCCTCGACCAACTCGGTGAGGTCAAGGTTAAAGCCTACTGCGCCGGATGTGTTTGCCATTATCTAAATCCTGCTGTTTTCTTTGCTATGCCTTTGGGCTGTGCTACGAATTGTTTTCCGGCTTTTTTGCCAGCGCGTTTCGCACGCGTTGTTGCAGCGTACTCAGCAGGGCTGAGACTTTTGATCGCAGCTTCTGGAAGGTATCGCTCACCTGTTTTACTAGACGGTTTTCCACTTTTGGTTCTCCATTTTTGGTCACCCCAGTTTTTTAAGGACTGCTGTGGCGCTTTCAATCTCGGTAACCTCCGCCTGCCGCCTTGTACTTCTTGGCTACAAGTTGGGCTTTACGTGCTGACCATTGTCCTGCACCGGTGCCCTGCGTTGCTGCGGCTTTTACCTGAGACACAATCCGCTTGCGCAGACTGGGTTTTGTGTAGTTGCCAGCGGCGTTAACTTTCCCGCCTTCAGCGTATTGTGTGAAGTCGGTGTCATCCCTTCGGGCAGTTCTCTTGCCTTTGGGCATTTTGGAGGGGCGGATAGCGCCCATGCCGCGACTTGACATCATAGTTACATCATCTTCCCACGGGTTTTACCCTTAACGCAACATCCGTCTGCACGAGATGAAGCAGTGCCGCCAGCAGCTTTTTTAACTACCTTTGGGGTAGGTTTAGGTGCGGGTTCTTTTTCAACCCTAATACCGCTACCGGGTTCTGCAGGTTTAGGGCCTGTGCGAACAGGCTCGTCTACTGGGGTGTAGTCTGGGTATTTAACGTCAGCCATGATTAGCACATCCTCCCTTTTGTCTTACCGCGCTGGGCTATACCATCTGCGCGAGAAGAGACTGAGCCACCAGATTTAAAGTTCGAGAGGCCGGGGCCTTTTTTAGGTAAACGACCTACTTCCATCTTTGGGCGACTAGCCTCAGCCATAGAAGAGCGAGCGGCGTTACTACGGCGGACGTTTTCTTTAGCTTCTTCTAGAACGTTACGTGTGGAGCCGCTAACCGAGCGCCTGCCTTCATTGCTATAGTCTGGTTTGTTAAGTGATGTAGACCTAGACCTGCCCTCATTACTGTAGTTAGCCTTTGGTACTGATTTTGGTTTTGGCTTTGGTTTTGGCGCTGCCACCATAGTTTGTGAAGAGGACTCGGGCATGTAATCCCCGTAATCAGCACTTGGGGTTTTTGCTATATCTGCATCAATAGCATCACGGGCTTCTTTCATCCCAGCATTGCTGTCGTCGCTTGTGACGTAGCCTTCTTCGTTGTAACGCTTAACTTTTTTCATGGTGATTCCTTAACAGGCTTTGCCGCCCTTAGCCAACATCTTGCCTTTGGTCTTGCCTTTGGTAGCAACACCATCAGCGCGTGAGGAGGCAGAACCGCCCATAGCCATCTTCTTGGCAGCGCCACCTTTTTTCATAGGCATATCTGCTTTGGCTCCAGCTTTTTTCTTAGCTATCATTGCCATAAATCCGGGGTTCATTTTGCTTGCCATAGTTCCACCTTTGTTAAAAAGCTCGGTCTTGCCCTGAAGAGTTTTGGGCTCGTTTACCTTTTGCAGATCAGGACGCGAGCGCGACCCACCTTTAAATTTGACGCCTTTATCAGCCGCAGTAAATTCTTTACCAACGGACTGAGGGACATCAGCTTTCTTGGCGAACTTAGGGTTATTAGCCACCGCCGCCATGAAATTGTGTTGTTTCTTACTAGTGCTTGGCATGTTAGACCTTAATAATCCAGCCCTTGCCAACAAAGAAACCAACGACCAATAAGCCTACTCCAATCAGAAACTTCTCCACAACAGTCTTACCAATCTTTTTGTAAAACTCTGAAGACATCTCTTCGATAGCAAGCTTTGCCGCTTCCTTAGCGATCAATCGTTCGCGGTCTGTTAATTCAAGATCAGACATCAACACATCCTTCCTTTGGTTTTACCACGCCGGGCTATACCGTCTGCGGAGTTTACATACCCACCATCAGCGCAATTCCATGCTCTAAGACTCTTGTTAATCCTAGAGTTCGGGTCGTTCGCTGTTTTTGCGGATGTCAATTTCTTTTTCATCCCACTCATACGAGCGCAGAAAGAGTCTCGCCTTGATCCGCCTTCTGGTTGAGGACGTTTCAAGTTCATCCCTTCTTTCTTCGCAGAGGCTCGCCCCTTGGCGTTTAAACCGCCATTCGGGTTCTTGCCTTCCTTGCGAGTCCATGCGGGACTAGCCATAGTAAATGTTCGCGGAAGTTATGTTGCTCATACTCAAGTAGATACCGTTTTTAATCAGTACCCCCTCACCGGGAATGAGCGCGAAGTTACCAAACAAATCACCTGCACCAATGTCGTAGCTGGCAACCCAAAGAGGTGCGTACGCAGCTACCGTTCCACCGGCAATAGTCCCAGAGTTGATGTCTGTGACTGTAAAAGTGTCCGCGCCTGTGCGTGTGATTGAGTAGTTACCGTTTGTGCCAGATGTTCCGCTTGCTGTGGCAAAAGTAAGTCCAACTACATCTCCAGTAACCAGCCCGTGAGCTACCTTTGTAACGGTAATAACCGCAGCAGTTCTTGAATACGTTGCGGCAACAGGCGCTGTAGTTGTGTCAAAGATGTCCAGTGTTCCAGCCGTAGCTGTACCAACCATAGAAACGGCTTTGAGCCTGTTGCGCCCTAAGACAACAAACCCAGAGTTGTTTAAGTGGCCTGATTTAACGTCTGTTTGCATCATGATTTGATGCTCCTAATTAAGCAGTGCGTGTAAACACGTACGCTGTTGCGCTAGAGAACATGATAGTGAAACGAGCCAAACCTGTTGCACCTGCTGCAATAGTCAAATCACCAAATGAGCCAGCAGTGTCGGCGGCTGCGGTAGACAGAATACCGTTAGTTGCAACAGCCACGGTTACAGTCGATGCGCCTGCGGTGTTGTCAATGAACAAATCAAACACAGTACCTTGAGTTGCATTGAGGGCTTCGCCTAACAATGTACCTGTAGGTAACGTAATTGTCGTCGCTGCGGCTGAAGTAGATGTGATGTAGCCCGTTGCTACTTGCGCTGCTGTGGCAGTAGCTGTAGCGTTGATTGCGTTAGCGGATGTTGCGGTGTGGTCAGTAATAAACCCGTTTTGGGATATGACTGGGCCGGAGAACGTAGTGCGTGCCATGTTTTTTCCTTACATGCAAGTTGAGTACATCTGTCTGCATGTCGTCAGCCGGGACTGTCAGATGTACCGGAAAACCCCGGAATGGTTTGAATATACCCTAAAAGAAAAGGGAGCACAAGGCTCCCTTCTCAGTCTCTTTAGGCA